CATGAAAAAACTTGGCAAAGATGCCTAATGAATGTATTTGATGATTTCAATTTAATTAAATTTAAAAATCAAAAACCACCTGCAGATAATTCTTTAACTACATTAAAAGAAATAAAAGACATAGATAATTTAGATGTAGATAAAAAATTTGTAGAATATTATGATAGTATTCCACGTGTGTTTAAAAATGTAATTAAAAAAAATGGTTACCAGTATCCAAAAGATTTAGTTACATACCTTGTTAATTTTAGTAGACCTTTAGTGATAAATTTAAAAAATTATCACGGTAGATCAAGACCTAACGAAATAGCTAAAAACTATAATATAGATTTAGATGTTGTAGATTTAAAATCTGCAAAAACAAAAGCTTACCCTTCAGGTCACTCAGCGCAAGCTGAATTAGTAGGATTAGTATTAAGTGACATATATCCTAATTTAAGATCGCAAATAATGAAAGAAGCTGATAATATATCTTTAAGTAGAAATATTGGTAGATTACATTACGCTTCTGATAGTAAAAACGGAACTGATTTAGGTAGAGCAATGTATGAACATTATAAAATAAAAACAAATGCCTTACGTACAAGCTAACAACCCTCTTTCATGTTGGAAAGGTTATGAAAGAAAACCAGGTACAACTGAGTTTTCTAAAGGTAGCTGTGTAAAGGCTTCTGACTCACCAGCTACAAAGAAAAAACAAAAAGGCGGAGGAACTACTAAAACATGTTTGCCTAAAAGCAAAATTGATAGTATGTCAAAAGAAAAAAGAGATGAGTTGGTTAGAGCTAAGAAATCAGCCGGATCAAAAGGTAAATATAAAAGATCATCAAAAACAAACGTTAAAGGCGCTAGAAAAAAAGGTGCTACATTACGTGACTGGTTTGAAAAAGAAGACTGGAGAAGAGTTGATGATCCTAGTAAAAAATGTGGAGAATAGTTATGGCTAGTAAATCACCAAACAATATAAAAGAAAAAGCTTACGAAAAGCAAAACCGCGCAATGCGAGCTAAACATAAAAAAGAAACAGGTAAAACACTTGGTACTAGGCAAACTTCTGGCACAGGTAAACGTAGAGTTTCTTTTGCGTGTAGGTTTGCTGGTATGGCTGGAGCATTAAAAGATGCTAAAGGTGAACCAACTAAACTTAAAATGGCTCTTAAAAAATGGGGTTTTGGTAGTAAAGAAGCTGCTAGAAACTTTTGTAATAAACATAAAGAAAAATAAAAATAAAAAAAATGATTAGAAATTATTACACAGAAGCTTATAGTTCCGCAGTAGTGCCATCAGTTAGTGATACACTACTTATAGATGGAAGAACTAAAAGCGACACACCTCAGGGTGCTTGGAAACAATATAACTTATATATTGGTGATTCTCCAGCTAGTTTACCTGTAACAACAACTACAGATAATACAGCTGTTAACAACTCAACAAATGTTGGATTAAAATCTCCTAACCCACTTATTAAAGCGGGTATGATAGTTAAAGGTACTGGTTTACCAGATGCTGGTTTAGCTATTGCTTCAGTAACAGACGCTAGCAACTATGTGTTAGCATCTCAAGATACTATAGCTGCTGACGCTACTTTAACATATACTTACGCTGCAAGCGCAAAATTAAAAGTATTAACAGTAAATAATGAGACAGTAACGTTTCATAATCCAGTTAAAGGAGAGATATTACCCGTAAGTGTAGTACAAGTGTTTGCTACCGGAACAGAAGGTGGTGTAGAAAATTTAGTTGCATTAAGTTAAAAATATAGTTATGCCTGATAAACAAAAAAAATTAAAGAAAAAAATCAACAGGTTGTCTGATAAACATAGAGGTTTATATGGTGCTGTTGTAGAAGGCTACGGTCAAAATAAATACACTAGCGGAAACTACGATAAAGATACAGATAAACTTTATAGAGTTGAAGATAGACTCACTAAAAAAGAAAAAAAATACGAAAAAAAATATGGTGGAAGCCCATATGATCCTATTAATATGAAAAACAACTTAAAAAAAGACGCAAAATACGATGCTAAAGAAGCATACAATAAAAATCTATCTGGCAAAGCAAGATTACATTATTTAGAAAATAATATTGCTGACAGATCATTTATGTCTAAACACTCACACTCTAAATAATAAAAAAATGGCAGAATCAGTAAAACAAGAAAAAAAGAACCTCATGGAGGATATGCCTGTAGATAAAAAGGCAAGTATGTCTATGAAACCAGGTATGTTTCAAATGAAAAAAGGACCTTTTGAAATGAAACCAGGAACTTCAAAAAGAGGTCCATTAGATAAACAATTAAAAGGTAATCAACACAAATTACCAGATCATTTAAAGAAAGCAATAGAAGCTGCTCCTGAAATGAAATATCCTATTAACATGAGCAAAGACCCTATTAAAATGGGTAAAGATCCTATCAAAATGGGTAAAGATCCTATCAAAATGGATAAAGATCCTATGAGTATGAAGAACCCTCCTTTAAAAGCTTATGGTAGAAAACCTTTAAAAATGAAAGATCCTATTAAGATGGATAACTACAAAAAATAGAGACAGTAGAGTCTGTATAAAACTCATAATTAACATTAACAACAATCATTAACAAAAATCAAAAATCAAAATTATGGCAAAATTTATCTCAATTCACTCATCAGGATCAGGACTTGCTGGTGGTGATATTCTAATTAATGCTGATAACGTAAATTCAGTTATCGCAGCAAGTGGAACTACTACAGTTTTAAAACTAAATGGTCCAGCTTTAGATGAAGCTACAGTGACTCACACTTCAGTTGGAACAGTTCCTTCAGTAAGAGACGCTATTAACTATGCATTAACTGCTAACCCAGGTGGTGTAAAAGCTAAAGTTCAGCTTCCAGCTGGAATCACAGTAAGTTCAGTAGCTCTTGCATAATGAAATCTAGAGGCTTAGGAGACGATATAGAAAAAGTAACTAAAGCAACTGGTATTAAAAAGTTGGTTGACACAGTGTCACAGGGTTTAAATATACCCTGTGGCTGTGAAGGCCGAAAAACTTTTTTAAATAAAATGTTTCCTTATAAACAAAACTAATGGCTTTTAAAATTAAGCAACCTTTTCCTATTGATAACACGCCTATATATAACGTACCGTTAGAAGATGGCGTTGTTGGTAAGGCAGATAGAAATGGAGCTATTTTAATTGACAAAGATGTAAATACTCCTCTTGAAAGAAAAGAAGTTATTAAACATGAAATGGTACATATAGATCAAATGAAAAGAGGCGACCTTGATTATGATGATAAAAATGTGTATTGGAAAGGTAAGGTATATCCTAGATCAAAAATGAACGAAGGCTCTATGAAGCTTCCTTGGGAAAAAGAAGCTTGGAGCGTATATAAAAAATAACATGTCAAAACCTAAAAAGAAATTCGCAGAAAGTACTGTAGGTAAACTTTTATTTGGCGCTGCTTCAATAGTAAACCCTGCTTTAGGGAACGTACTAAAAGGAGTAACATCACCAGGTGAAGCTATAGCAGCTATAGGTAAATCAGATGTAAGCTCTGATGACAAAATAAAATTACAACAATTAATATACGAGCAACAAAATAAAGAAATGGAGTCTATCACCTCAAGGTGGCAGGCGGATTCCGCTTCAGATTCGTGGCTTTCTAAAAACGTACGCCCACTAGTTTTAGTATGGTGTATTGTTGTATTTTCACTAGCAGGATTACTTGATAGTGTAGATACAATACCATTTCACATAGGTGAAACATGGAATGATACTTTTGAGAAAGTTATGATGGCTGTTGTACTCGCATATTTCGGAGGACGAAGTGGAGAAAAGGTTACAAGTATATTTAAAAAGTAAATAAAACGTGTAACTATACTAATAGTTAAGTAAATAAATAATTAAATTAAATTAATATGAGTAAAAAAATTACCGAAGACCAATTAAAGAAAATCCAAGATTTTCAAAAAGAGTTAAATCAACTTTTAAATGAAACTGGAATTTTAGAAGTCCAAAAAACCGCAGTATTAGCGAAGTTTCATGAGGTTAACAAATCTACTGAAGAGTTTAAAAAAGAACTCGAAGAAGAGTATGGATCAGTAAATATCAATTTAGCTGACGGCACATATGAACCAATTGAAAAAGAAGACGACGATAAAAAAGAAGAATAATGTCGTCAGTTATCAGAAAAATCAGTATCGGTTCTGATTATAAAACCGATGCAATGCATTATTCTGTTGGTCAGTCTGTGTATGGTGGTCACACTATATCACATATAATATCTGATCAAAAAGACAATTCTTATAACATTTTTATCAAAAAAAACAATGAGGTATTGCCGTGGAAGAAGTTTAATTCTAACATGGCAATATCCGTTGAGTATGATTTAGAATATTAATGAACAGTTTATTTGACTTTATCGTTGAGCCTTGTGGCCAGCGATATAATAATGAAGTAAAAGTAGGTGACACAAGCCTTATAATTAATACTGAACTAGATAGTTATAAATCTGTAAATAATATAGGTAAAGTTATATCAACACCTTTAGCTTATAAAACAAGTATAAAACCAGGTGACTTAGTAATGATTCATCATAATGTATTTAGAAGGTTTTATGATATTAAAGGTAAAGAAAAAAATAGTCGAGCTTATTTTAAAAATAATTTATATTTTGTACAATTAGATCAAATATATTTATATAAAAAAAATAACAAATGGCAGTCTTTTGGTGATAGATGTTTTATAGCACCAATAAAAAACAATGATGAAATTAATGCTTCTTTAGAGCAAAGCCTTATTGGTATACTAAAATACGGTAATAACTCCTTAGAAGCGCTAGGAATAACCGAGGGAGACCTTGTAGGTTATAAACCCTTTGGTGAATATGACTTTGTTGTAGAAAACAAACGTCTTTATTGTATGAAATCTAATGATATTGTAATTAAATATGAACGTCAAGGAAACGAAGAAGAATATAATCCAAGCTGGGCAGAAAGCAGTTGAAGAATTAATTAAGGTAGCAAAAGAACCTATTGTTGATTCTGACGATGATATCTCTGCTGACAGATTAAAAAACGCTGCAGCAACTAAAAAGCTTGCAATATTTGATGCGTTTGAAATTTTGACACGTATTCAAGAAGAAGAAAATATATTAGATAACAAACCTGCAGAAAAAAAACAAACTTCTTTTGGTGGTTTTGCAGAAAGAAGATCTAAATAATGTATAAACAAACATTATATAAAATAGTTGAACCAATTAAAGAACATGTTATTAAAAGGTTTAACAAAAATAAAAAATGGAAATACGGTTATAATTCTGATTATGATATTATAATTATATCAAAAACAGGACAAATAGGTGAAATATATGAAATACAAAATTTACGTATAGCTTTACCTTTTAAAAATAACGTATACAAAAGATCAAATAAAAAGCTAGAACAATACTGGGAAGTGTTTGAGCGTAAAAAAGAGTTAAAGAAAATTAAAACTATATTTGATTGGAAAGAATATCCAGACGCTTTTAAAGAACAATTACACGATTATATTGATGAAGAATTTAAAAGAAGAGAAGAAGGTTTCTGGTTTTACAATAAAGGTATTCCTACCTATATTACTGGTACTCACTACATGTATCTCCAATGGTCAAAGATTGACGTTGGACAAGCTGAGTTTAGGGAAGCAAATAGATTATTCTTTATATTTTGGGAAGCCTGCAAAGCAGACACAAGATCATATGGGATGTGCTACCTTAAAAATAGACGAAGTGGATTTTCATTTATGGCATCAGGAGAGACTGTTAATCTCGCAACAATATCTAGCGACTCTAGATTTGGAGTATTATCTAAGTCAGGTGCAGATGCTAAAAAAATGTTTACAGATAAAATCGTACCAATATCCGTCAACTACCCATTTTTCTTTAAACCCATACAAGATGGTATGGACAGACCTAAAACAGAACTTGCCTACAGAGTACCAGCTTCTAGGTTTACAAGAAAAAAACTTGAAACAAATCAACAGCTTGAGGAAATCGTTGGGCTTGATACAACTATCGACTGGAAAAATACAGGTGATAACTCTTATGATGGTGAAAAGCTTGCCTTACTCGTACATGATGAAGCCGGTAAATGGGAAAAACCTGAGAATATTCTTAATAACTGGAGAGTTACTAAAACAACATTAAGACTAGGTAGTAGAATAATTGGTAAATGTATGATGGGTTCAACGAGCAACGCTCTTGACAAAGGTGGTAGAAATTACAAAAAACTTTATTATGACTCAGATGTTACCAAAAGAAACCGCAATGGACAGACTAGCTCAGGACTATATTCTTTGTTCATACCTATGGAATGGAACTACGAAGGATACATTGATGCTTATGGACACCCTGTCTTTGATACTCCAGAACAAGCGATTGAAGGAATCGATGGTCAAAAGATTAAGATCGGGGTTATTGAGCACTGGGACAATGAAGTAGATGGCCTTAAGGATGATTCTGACGCACTTAATGAATTATATAGACAGTTTCCACGTACTGAAAAACACGCGTTCAGAGATGAAACTAAAAAGTCTTTATTTAATTTAACTAAAATCTATCAACAAATAGATTATAACGAAGACTTAAAAAATTCTAATGTAATTACTCAAGGTAATTTTCAATGGGAAGGTGGGATTAAAGATACAAGCGTACAGTTTTTTCCAAATAAAAACGGTAGATTTTTAATTTCATGGGTTCCAGACGCACATCAACAAAATAGACATATTATAAAAAACGGTAAAAAATATCCAGCAAACGAGCATATGGGTGCTTTTGGTTGTGATAGTTACGATATATCTGGTACTGTTGATGGAAGAGGTTCTAAAGGATCTCTTCATGGTTTAACAAAATTTACAATGGATGGTCCACCTAATTTATTCTTTTTAGAATATATTGCAAGGCCACAAACAGCAGAGACATTTTTTGAAGATGTTTTAATGGCTTTATATTTTTACGGTATGCCGTTATTAGCAGAAAATAACAAACCTAGATTACTATATTATTTAAAAAGAAGAGGTTATAGAGGTTATTCAATGAATCGTCCCGATAAAACAATGTACAAGCTTTCAGTTGCTGAAAAAGAAATAGGTGGTATACCTAATTCAAGTGAAGATGTAAAACAAGCACACGCGGCAGCAATTGAATCTTATATTGAAAGTTTTGTAGGTTACAACAACGAGCAATATGGTACAATGTATTTTCAACGAACGCTAGAAGACTGGGCAGCGTTTAACATAAACAACAGAACAAAGCACGATGCTTCAATAAGTTCTGGCTTAGCTATTATGGCTTGCAATAAAAATAAATATAGACCAGTTGCCGAAATTATTAAAGAAAAAGTAAATTTAAATTTTTCTAGATATGATAATAGAGGTTATAAATCAAAAATAATTAATAAATGATTGAAACAAGTACTAACAGTTCATTTCCAAGTCAGGTGGTACCTTTCGGAGAAAAGCTTAGTTTTGAGTATGGTCTTAAAGTAGGACAAGCCATTGAGTATGAATGGTTTAGAGGTGGAAAAGTCAATAGCAGTAAATTTAACGCTGGTTATCAAAACTTTAATAGATTAAGATTATATGCTCGTGGCGAACAATCTGTACAAAAATATAAAGATGAGTTATCAATTAATGGTGACTTAAGCTATTTAAATTTAGACTGGAAACCAGTACCTATTATACCTAAGTTTGTAGATATAGTAGTAAATGGTATATCTTCTAAAGATTATGAAATAAAAGCTTTTGCTCAAGATCCGTTTTCAACAAAACAGAGAACTAACTATGCAAACTCTATTATGCGCGACATGATGAGTAAACCATTGTTAGATAGCATAAAACAAAATTTAGGAGTTGATATATACAGCTCACTTGATCCAGCTAACTTACCTCAAAATAAAGAAGAGTTAGAAGTTCACATGCAGTTAAACTACAAACAATCAGTTGAAATAGCTGAAGAAGAAGTAATTAACAATGTATTAGACTTTAACAAATACGAATTAACAAAGAAAAGATTAGTTGAAGATATAGTTACAATAGGTATTGGAGCTGTTAAAACAAATTTTAATAAAGCTGAAGGTGTTGTGGTTGATTATGTAAATCCTGCTAATTTAGTTTGGTCTTACACTAATGATCCAAACTTTCAAGATATATATTATGTAGGTGAAATTAAATCAATAACCTTAGCAGAGCTTAAAAAAGAGTTTCCTGATTTAACAAACGAAGATTTAAAAATGATTCAAAAATATCCAGGTAAAGAAGGATATTTAAGAGGACCTTGGAATAATGATTTAGTTCAAGTATTATATTTTGAATATAAAACGTATGTAGATCAAGTTTTTAAAATTAAACAAACAGATCAAGGTTTAGAAAAAGCTTTAGAAAAGCCTGACTTTTTTAACCCACCACCAAGTGATAACTTTGAAAGAGTATCAAGATCTATAGAGGTTTTATTTAGTGGTGCTAAAGTATTAGGTGTTCAGCAAATGTTAAAGTGGGAAATGTCAAAAAACATGACAAGACCAAAAAGTGATTTAACAAAAGTAAATATGAATTACTCTATGGTTGCTCCACATATGTATCAAGGTAGAATTGATTCATTAGTAAACCGTATTACAGGATTTGCTGATATGATACAGTTAACATCGTTAAAACTACAACAAGTAATTGCTAGGATGGTGCCAGATGGTGTTTTTGTAGATGTTGATGGTTTAGCAGAAGTTGATTTAGGTAATGGAACTAATTATAATCCACAGGAAGCATTAAATATGTATTTCCAAACTGGTAGTATAGTTGGTAGATCTTTAACTCAAGACGGTGATCCAAACAGAGGTAAAGTACCTATTCAAGAATTACAAACTTCGAGTGCTAATGGTAAAATAGGATCTTTAATTAATACTTATCAGTATTATTTACAAATGATTAGAGATGTGACCGGGCTTAATGAAGCTAGGGATGGTAGTTTACCTGATAAAAATGCTTTAGTTGGTTTGCAAAAAATGGCAGCTAACGCTTCTAATACAGCAACTAAACATATATTAAATGCATCATTATATTTAACATTAAGAGTTTGTGAAAATATATCTCTTAGAGTTTCAGACATGCTTGATTTTCAATTAACTAACGATTCGTTAAAAGCTAGTATAGGTAAATTTAATGTTGCTACACTACAGGAAATAGACAATTTACACTTATATGACTTTGGTGTATTTTTAGATTTAGAACCTGAAGAAGAAGAAAAAGCTATGCTTGAGCAAAATATACAAATGGCTTTACAACAAAATCAAATATTCCTTGAAGATGCTATTGATATTAGAGAAATTAAAAACTTACAACTAGCTAATCAAGTTTTAAAGTATAAAAGAATTAAAAAGCAAAAATCTGATCAAGAAGCTCAGATGGCAAATATTGAAGCTCAAACTCAATCAAATACTCAGTCTGCAGAAAATGCAGCTATGGCTGATGTTCAAAAGAAACAAGCTATAGCAGAAACAGAGATGCAAATTGAAAAAGCAAAATCTGATTTTGAAATACAAAGAATGCAGACTAAAGCTCAAATAGAAGAGCAACAAATGGCTAAACAGTTCGAGTATGATATGAAACTTAAAGAAGCTGATTTAAAAAATCAAAAATCAAAAGAAAAAGAAATTGAAGATAGAAAAGATGAAAGAACGAGAATACAGGCTACACAACAGTCTAAAATGATAAGTCAACGTCAAAATGATACTTTACCAACAGATTTTGAATCTAATCAATTTGGTGGAATATCTATTGATGAGATTTAAAATTATTATTAATTATTATTATATTATATTATGTCAGAAACACAAGAAAAAGCTGGAAAGCTTAAGGTTAAAAAACCTAAAAAACTAGTTAAAACAGATGAACCTATAAAAGTAGATTTATCTAAACCAGTAGAAAAAACTGAAGAATTAAAAGAAAAAACAGATGCCGTTCAAACACAAGAGACAAATGATAGCGATGTTGTTATCAAGAAGCCCGAAGACAGTGGCGACAGCAAAGAAGTGGCTGAAGAAGTACGGCCCACCGAAGAAGAAGTAAAACCAGTTATTGAAGAAATAATTGAAGAAAAACCTGAAGAAGAAGAGGTTATAGAGATCGGTGAAAAAATGGAAGATCAAGAAGACAAGCCGAAAGCGGTTGTTTCTCAGGATGTTCCTAAAGAAGATATTCCTACGCTGCCAGAAAACATAATTAAAGTCGTAGACTTTATGAATGAAACCGGTGGAACATTAGAAGATTATGTAAGATTAAACCATGATTATTCTAACGTAGATAATGATACTTTATTAAGAGAGTATTATAAGCAAACGAAATCACATTTAGACCAGGAAGAAATTAACTTTTTAATTGAAGATAATTTTGGTTGGGACGAAGATGTAGATGAACCGCGAGACGTGCGTAAAGCAAAACTCGCATACAAAGAAGAGATTGCAAAAGCAAAACAGCATCTTGAAGGTTTAAAAAGTAAATATTATCAGGAAATCAAGTTGAGACCTGGCGTTACCAAACAACAACAAGAAGCTGTAGATTTTTTCAATCGCTACAACGAAGATCAACAAATAGCTGAAAAGCAACACGAGGCGTTTAAGTCTAATACTAAACAATATTTTGAAACTGATTTCAAAGGTTTTGATTTTTCAGTAGGAGAAAAAAAGTTTAGATATGGAATAAAAAACCCACAAGATGTTGCTGATAGTCAGTCTAATATTTCCAACACCATTAAGAAGTTCTTAGATAAAGAAGGAAATGTTTCAGATGTTAATGGTTATCACAAGGCTATATATGCTGCAAACAACGCTGATACTATAGCACAACATTTTTATGAGCAAGGTAAAGCTGACGCTGTAAAAGATATTGCTGCTAAATCTAAAAATATAAGTACTGAAGCTAGAGCATCTGCTCCAGAAGACGTATTTGTTGGTGGATTAAAAGTAAGAGCTGTTAGTGGTATGGATTCTTCAAAACTTAAAATTAAAACACGTAAATTTAACTAAAAAATTTTAAATTATTATGGGATCAATAAATCCAGTTTTCGGGTCGATCGTACCTTCCCCAAAACAACAA